CCTGCCCCTGAGACCGCACCGCCTGTTGTGCCGTTTGATGCTTGGATCTTTAAATCATACTTAGTTTCGTTTTTGACGTTAAACGTTACTGGCTGCATTTTATTCTCCTTTGTTAGTAGTAACTATTGGTGTGGATTGTTCCGCTTCAGGATTTAGATAGCGTTGATAGTCTGAGTTGGCTGGGTCTATTGGATTAAATGTGAATGACATTTTATGCCTCCTTATAAGTAAAACTTACAATAAAAAAATCGCCATTTGCCCAAGTCATAGGCACGGTGGAGCTTGTACTAACTCCAGTTAAATAAGTACCAGTAGTAGAGGCTGCATAGACATAAAAATTGCCACCTGATACTTCACCAGTTCCGACAAAGGAAGCTGTGCCAAGATCAGCAAAAAAGACACTATATTGACCGTTGGCACTTTCGGGAGTTGAAGGTAAAGACATAATGATGTTACCAGTAATAGCACTTGTCGATCCAAAAGCAAACCTGACATAACCACTAACAAACTTTCCGCTTTTTACATACTGTCCTGCGACAGTGCCATTTCCTAGCGTGACATTTGTTAAAGTTGGTGTGTAAGCTGTGTAAGCAAGTGTAGCCGGTGCTGCCCACTTTATACCTGTTGCAGCTGTTGAGTCGGCTGTGAGAATTGTGTCGTTTGCTCCAATCGCAAGGCGCGCATCGACTGTTGTAAAAGTAAAGAGATCGCCTTTAGTTGTAAGTGGCGTTTGATCTGTCGGTGTAGTCCAAGTAAAAGCCATATTTGTTCCAGAAGTCTTTGATAAGACTTGACCGGTTGTGCCACCAAGTAGCTGCGACATCGATGTATCAACGCCTTGTCCAAATACGTTAAAGTCAGCCGGCAAGTCAGTGACGAGATCAGCTGAGTTCGGCATAACCCAGCCGAAGTAGGTTGTTGGATTGGCCATTCTGTATTCCTTTCGTTAACTGACGATCGTAGCGTTTGCCCAATCTAAAGTCGGAGACACGGTTGTCCACGTTTCAACCACCGGCACGTCACTCCATGTCATCGCTTGCAGTGAGTAGGCCAGAGGAGACATCAAAAGAGTGATGGCGAGTTCATTAAAAGAGGCGCGGAAAGTCCAACCCTCGACAAAGCCTTGAAACACACCAGCTGACATATTGGTAGGCAGGTCGTTGAGTGCGATTGGCTGACCCATAAAGATATTGATGAGAGCATCGCGATCGGAATTGTCTAGCTCTGGATTGGTCAAAGCATAGGTAATCGAGTCAAAGATAGGTTGAGGATCGGCTCTAAGAGCTAGATAGAAAGCGGCCTGATCTTCGGCATCGGCTTGGTGTTTGATCGTCGTTGTGATGATTTGAGCGAGATCGCCATAGGTTGCTATGGAATCTGGATCTGTGTCGCTTACTTCATTGGCCGAAAGAGTGCCAAACTTGAGGGTTAAATCGTTGCGTACATCGCCTGCCCGAGTCTTTATTGTGATGCCTCGACCAAGAGCTTGATTTGCCGTGAGATCGGTGTAGCCATAGGTGGCCAGATAAGTCGTGCGATGAGTCGAGTCGCCGTAAGAGATCAAACCTTGTGCGTCCTCGTATAAATAGCCAAGTCCTGACGTGGCAAGAGCTGCGACTAAATCATAAACGACGGTTCGATTTGATGCTCTTTGTGCCAGCTCATAATTTCCTGGTGTATCGATTTCGCCGTAGCCATTATTTTCAGCATTAGCCCACGTGACAGTTGGATCATAGGTACTCCACTGCAACGCTGCCGGTACCTGTTGCCATTGGTTAAATAAAATTGCACTCAAGATTGTTTCGATTTGATTGCCATCAAAATCCTGAGATAACACGCCATCGGTAAGAGCCTTCTGCAGTCGCGCCAGTGCTCCTAGAGCTGTGATCGTGACTTCTTGTGTGTAGGCACTGGATCCGACCTGCGAAACACTCACCGAGATGTCAACGACAGAGCCACCAAATATCGGCACATAGACCGCGGATGTATCTTGGACTTCGACTGAGATTGAATCATTGATCTCGTAGGGGATAGCGACTTGATTAAACACTATTAAAGTAATTGAGCAATATCCGGCTTGCGCTTGTGTATAAATATTTGTGCGTCCAGAAGTAATTGAAAGATTGGCTAGGACTGAATCTGTGATGTCAGTGCCATCAACCTTTACGCGCCAAACGGGAGCCCATTGCGTCATTAGTTAACCAGCGCAAGATTACCGCCGCCGCCAGTTCCTCTATAAAATGAATCGTTCAACGTGTTTACGATTGTTCGCGCAGTGCCTTCAGAATCAAATGCTCCTGTGACTGACAAGTTGATAACTGTCCCCATAGAAGCCGCTTCTGCCTCACGGAATCTGCCAGCGTTAAATGATCCACTCACGACGCCTGCAGCGCCAGCGGCAGCTGATGAAACCCCACCGGCTGATGTAGCTGTAGATCCTGTGCCAGTAGAGCCGTTAACGGTTGGAACCGAGATAGTAGGCACTTTGAGCGAAGCATTAGATGTGCTCGGGATTGCTACCTTTGGAATATTGATTGACGGAGCTGAAATCTGAGAGACATTGGGCAAGAATGGGATTGAGTTATAGACGGAAATCAATGCGTTAATGCCGGCTACCGCACCAGCAATCAGTGAATTTAATCCGCCAACGACTGCGCCAATTACGTTGATCACGCCACCGGCAATCTGCGCGACTACCTTAAACGCGCCACCTAAGACATCGACAAGAACTGGAACGACATACTTTTGAATAAATGCAATAAAGACTGCGAACTCTTCTTTGTTAGCTGCTATTGCATCGGTGATCGGTTTAAAGAATTGTGCGAACTTGCCGAGTGCTGGCACGACTTCATTGACAATAAATTCAACAAGTTTTTGAATGATGGGCAGAAGTTTGGCTCCGACTGATTCTTTTGCCTCATCAAAAGTTACTTTAAGAATCTGCAATCTTCCGGCAAATGTCTCTGCGTTGGCTGCAGCTGCGCCACCAAATAGATCTGAGAGCTTGCCCTGCACTTCGGTAAATGACATCGCCTTCAGTTCGGCAGCTGATAATCCAATCCCTAACTTGCCAAGTGATGCAGTGTTGCCGTCGTAAGCTTTACCGAGTGCGTTGGCTACTGAGTCCAGACCCTTACCTGTGGCCTGTGAGATGTCTAGTGCAAGAGTTAGAAGATCCTGAGCCTTTGTAACATCACCGGTTGAAAGAGCCAAGCGAGATAACGCTGGACGCAGTTTGTCGTCTGCAACACCTGTCGCAAGTGATTGCTTTAGAATCTGCTTTTCGACTGACTTGATCATGTCATCAGTTGCGCCTGTTGCATTTTTAAGAGCTGTGGCAAGTCTTACTTGTGCGGCTTCATCTTCGATCGCTGCCTTGACTCCATCGACTGCCAACTTGATCGCGTAAGCACCGGCCGCAGCTGCAGCGGCAGCAAATGCAACGCCTGCCTTCTTGCCAAAATCTGATACCTTGTCGCCGAAGGTTTGAATTTCTTCCTGTGAACCTTTTATGCCTTTTTTAAGATCATCAAAGTCAGCATCGAAGGTAATCTTGACCTTTGGAATGCCTGCCATTATTTTAGCCTCAAATCGTTAATGATTCCTTGAACGATAGAAATATATTCGTCCGCAACAACTGGAGTGTAAAAGTCCACGCTTTTATTTAACCAATATCCTTCGCGATTATATGGAACCTTAAATCGGTTTGTGTAGGTGCGTCCTGCCCTATCGACGCCGGGGCGCGATCCATATTCTGATCCCCAAAGAAGTGCGCCAGCTGAAGCTTGAGTGCGTCCAACCTTTGCGCCTTTGCCGCTTTTACTTGGTCTACCACCATAGGCACGTCCGACTTTTTTTGACCCACCAATGTCAACGCGAATTAATCGATCGCGTGGCGTCACGATTGACTGTAAAACAAGTTTTGTTTGTGGAGTAGGTGAACTATGTCCAAACATCATAATCTGACCAGCTAGTCGCTTTGATAGCGGCTGAGCTGCATCTCGGACTCGACCTTGAGTTTCTTTGTCTAAAAGATTGAGTGTCGAAATCAAATTCTTCAGTGCATAAGGCTCGACTTCAATGCGAAAGGTACCTTGACCTTTTGTTGCCTTAAACGCCATTTTGCTTCTCCAATATCTCAAAAGCCGTGTAGATCTGCTCCGCCGTGACCCACTCGCTCATCGGTATCCCTGTGGCTATTGCTAAATCCACAAGGATCCGATTCACGCTTCCGGCGGCGTAGCTTTTGGGGCTACTTCACCGACTGTCACATCTGCAACAGTTTCGCACCAGACTTCATAGCCTTTAATTGGCTTGCCACCAGCTTCACGCTTCATTGCGTTCCACGCTAGGAAGAGCAGATCAGATATTCCAATCTTCTCTTGTGCCTGACTAATTGTTAAGCCTGTTTTGTTTTCCCACTTTGCCCACTCTGGCGGTTGCGCGGTATAGGTACCGAACTCGCCGGACTGATATTCGATGGTGATTGGTAGTTTCATCGTGTGCTCCCGTTTCTATTGTTTAACTGAATGTTTCCGCTGGTGTGCCGTTGACGAGCATTGTCCAAGTGTCAGTCTGTGCTTCAGGCGCTGTTCCGCCGACCGTTGGAAAGACTGGGAAGACGTTGCAGGTAAAGACTGCACCGGTGACAGCTGTTAAAGAAACTGCAAGAGCTGTATTGGGAGCAGTGTCGGCGGCTGTCCACATTGCTTCAAAGAGTGATGATGCAACGCCCCAGTCTGCAAGTAGCTCCATGTTAAGAGTCCACTGATCGTCAATGTGTTTGTAAGCCTTGCCGTCGAGTGTCTGATAGGTAGTAATTACGGGAGCATTGACTAGCGTGACCGCAGTTGTCTGTGCGTCATAGTTAACGGTTGCAATGGTTAAGACCAGATCGCGACCCGTTACAATTGTAGTTGGCATTTTTGGATCTCCTTATGTTTGTGTGTAATAGGTCGAGACGGACAAGTCAGCCGATAGAATATTGCTTGCACCGACTGAAATAATTGTGGGCTGTGAGACATCACCGACGACATAGCCTGTTGGCATAAGGCCTATTAAAGCGATGATGAGGACTTCAAGCTGATTAAGTGCTCCAGCGTTGTTGTTATATGCCACAGCTGCGCTAACTGTCATGTTAATTTTGACGCGCGTAACACTTTTGCCAATAGTTGTTGTTTCAAGGTAAGGCGAATCTGGCACGATTACGACCGCTGGCGGAATGACTGTTTCTGGAACTGATGTATAGACAGAAGCTAGGGAAGTGGCTAGAGCAGTCGCCAGTACGCCTCTGACGTCGGTTGCTATTGATGAGGCTGGCATTACATGGCCATCGTTGAGACATCGACGTAAGGGCTGAGCAATCCGACCACACGGTTCATTAAAGATCTGCCCATTCGATAAGGGCTTGGCGTAAAGTCGACGCCTTCAATTTGTCCACCGGCGGCGACCACGCTCTGGAAGATTTCAACGCTGACGATGGTGACCGCCTGTTCGACTGCGTCCGTACTTGCGTAGAGCGTGGCCGCATCTGCCCCGGATAGATAGACCCTTCCAGCCGGAATAACTGGACGAAATGTAATGTCGGAATTTGTTATTGCTGTTGTGAAGTAAAAATATGGAGCTGGATAAGCGAAAGGAAGATAAGGAAAAGGATCATAAAAATTGGACGTAACTGTCTGTGTTCCGTTAAATGTAGCTGGGACGCAGCCTGACACGACAACACTTTGACCAGCTACAAATGTGTTCGGCTTTTGTGTTATGAAATAGCCGACGTTTCCTTGTAAATACACGGCTGCCACTGCGTTTTCGTTTGCAGTTAACAGCGGCAAAATTACTTGTTCTGCCGAATCGATGATGTTCTCAAGGTAGGCGTCAGAATAAAGAGAAACAGAGACGCCAAGAACTGTCCGAAGACTAGCGACGGTGATGATTGCTGGCATCTCTGTTTCCTTTCGTGAGCTGCTGGGCTAGATACGGGAGCGCACCTAGCCCATGATTGATTAGGTCAGGTTGAACTTGCGTAGGCCACCGGCAAAGACAGCCTGAGCCGCGATGTAACCATAAAGTGCGATCTCGATCTCTCCTGTTGTTGGCACATTTGTGGCCAATGTAAGGGCAGGAGATTCAAAGATTTCAATCGAACGCGGTTCAATAATAAATGCTGAATTGTCGATTGAAGTTGTAAGCATGTTTGGATCAACATAGAAATCCAAGCCAAGAACGTTTCCGCGAATACTTGTAGGAATTGCAGATCCTGCATTATTCATAGGATTGCCAGCATTGTA